TAATACCGTTTACCTTGAGTATATGATTGTAGATAGGAATTTGATAGACAAACCAGATTCTTTACGCATCGAGTGAAATCACGAGTAGACATCCGATTACTCAAATACTCTCGAAGAAAAACGGGATGAAAGAAGATTTCACCAGGTTTCGACCTAAAGGATTGAATTACGTCTTGATATCCAGAGTCTTGGCGAAAATTATTAATCTCATTACCGAAGCCATACACAACAAAGGGAATATTCACTTTCTTACAGAAAAGAGAAAGAATCAAAATTTGCTCAATCGTACCAGCAAGATTTTCTTTCATTGATCCTGAACGATCAAACATCATTACAAGACCATGAGATTTACCTTTAGGTACTTTCATAGTTTTGCGGAAGATATTATCATCAATCTTATATTTGAAAATTTTCGATACATCGATATCGCCAGTATCAGAAATTTTTTGTTTAGAAAATTTAGATGCGGATTTACGCATTTCGAATTCTTTGGCTAGAAGACTGATGTATCGTTCATTACGCTTACGGAAATCAGCATAAACTTGTTCGCGTACCTCATTATTGCCATTGCAATCCCAAGATTCTTCCATGCGCGAATGTACTCGATTGTATGGAGTTACAATGTGCTTATAGTTAGGTTCAGGAAGATTCACATAAACATATTCAAAATTTTCTTCACTCAACAAGGTTGATTCATTCCGACGGAACTCTTCATCAGTTTTGCAAACAGGTACAAACTCTTCAGGTGGGCGAGAATATTTGTATGGGTTATACACATTTTGTTTTTGTTGTTTGTTAAGTTTTTCATCAGTATCTTCGGATGAATCTTCATCAGTATCTTCGGATGAATCTTCACCAGTATCTTCGGATTCACCATCTCGACCGTAGTCGCCTTCCTCATAAGTCTCATCAACGAAATCGGCATCATCAGAATCGTCACCTAAATCGGACTCTTCATACTCATCACCAAACTCATTCAGTTGAGGCATGCCAGAACTTTTCATCTGTTCTTGCATTTCCTCTTGTTCTTCTTTAGAGTATTCAAAAACTGCTTTCGTTACGCGAAGAACATCATTCCACGTTTCGCAGGATTCTACATCTCGAACCAAGACTAATTCTTCATCAGAAAAATCAATTTTGGTTGTGGCTGAACTTTTGGTATAGACATTTAGACGATCAATAAAGGGCATCGAATTGATATCTTTGCCTTTAATACCGAAGAAATTTTTATCGAACAGTTGATTATAGCCGCCGATGAAAGACTTTTTCAAACCAGGATAACGACGTTTGATTTTCTTTTCGATGCGGGCATCTTCGACAACATTCAAAAAGTGTTTAAAGCTTCGATCAAATTTACCAGTACCCATGACTGCATTGTGCCAGCCTTCCATGGGAGTTTCGAGTGCATGTCCAACTTCATGACCGAAAAGAAGATCATAAAGATCACCTGTCATATCTTTCCAAATAGGAACAGTTAGAACACGATTTTTAAGATCAAAGGATGCGGTTTCAACTTTACCGTGTTGAACCGTGATGTTTTCAGTAGCCATAAGTTTGGCTAGCTGAGACTTAGATTCTTGTGTGAATTGCATAGTGTTTCCTTACGAATTGATATCATTGTAGTCGATAAGCAACCGTTTGTCAAAGGAAATAAAAAAGGTGTTGTTTTTACGCAACACCTTCGAAAATTGGAGCGGCTCCGTGGAATCACACCACCTAGTGCTTGGGAGCACCTGTCTTAGACTCACCGCATTAACGTCCTACTTGTATCAAGTATTTAGCCTTGGTTTCTTCCCAATCCAGGTAAATAAGATCATCATAGAATAAAGTTTGGTAGGAAACATTGTTCTTTTTCATAAGTTGTTTAATACGACCTTTAGCATGTTTTTCTTTCCAGATTTTAACTAAAGTCTCTGTACTAGTATCAAATGATTTAATCAAATCTTTTTCAGTACATTCTTTTCTCAAAAACTGTAAAGAATTATCATACAAAGGACTAAAGTAAATACCTCTAGCGTGTTCCGATTTTGTCAGTTCTTTTGGAATACTGAGTTTAGAATAAACATAATAAAGTGATCTATTTTTGTGATCTCTTTTATATGGTTGTCCACCTGGATTAGTTGCAACATACCATTCGAAATATTTTTGAGTGTGATTCTTTTTCAACCAGTTCTCAATTGCTTTTCTAGTTTTTCTTGTTGGTTCATATGAGACAGAACCAGAAGTAAATCCCATTGCTTGCCAATGATCCAGATTATCATACTGACTTAGACCACCTGCTTTTGTTTTACCGTATAATGATGTGGTTGTAACTGCAATCAATGTATCACCATAAACTTTCTTCCAATAATTTTGTACATCATCTGAAAGACATAGCAATGCTAGTAATTTACCACCAACATAATTAAATCCTAGTGGTTGAGTAGGAATAATCGTAGAGCCAACACAAGTATGATTAATCATTCTTCCCTGAGTTTTTACTTCTTTAGACCAACCAATATACTTGTCTCTCGGCGTCAAGTCTAGGTAATCTGAAGACAAACAATTAACACCAAGATATTTTCCAGTTCTTCCATCTTTAATAACAAAATTCAAATTTCTACCGATATTACTATTGTTTCTGCCTGAAGAAACAAAAGTTTTCATTATATTACATCTTTCTGGTAATTCCTTTGTTCTCTTCTTTTCTTCTTTTACTTTTGTTCCATCGATAGCAGTGATGAAATAATTATCAGAGTCATCAGTATACTCCATGATAGGATCAAGCTTCAGATAATCTTCTGGAGATTCTGGAATCCAAATGTTACTTTTCACAAAATCAATTCTATCTTTTTGATCTAGACTCTTTAATTGTTTTTCTACTCCAAAAAGAGTAGAAACTTCTTCGGCTGGAAACTTTTCCTGAATTTCACACCACTTTTGATAAAGGGTATATTCTTTTACTTCCATTTTTGAGACAAAAGAGAGTTCACTTATCACGGTGTCTCTTAGTTGCTTTTCATCAATATCAATAAAAGACTCTTTGGGATTTTTGCTAGTCCATTCTTCCCATTGTCTTTTTACATCATCAGTCCATTTTTCCATTGTTATGCCTGTTTTCTCTTCAAAGTCTTCATAAATTTTTGACGTTTATCTTTAGCCATCTTTAAAGCTAATGGTCCAACGTGCTCAGTATACACGATTCCATTCATGTGGTCAAGTTCATGTTGGTAAACTTGAGCAGTCAGTCCTTCAAACCACTGCGTTTTAATATTACCCATCTCATCATGATACTCGGCTAAAACCTTTTTATACCGAGGAACATATAGAAACAAACCAGGATAAGATAAGCAACCTTCTCTCATCTTCTCTGTAGAATCATCAATATCTCCCTTTTCTTTAATTAAAGGGTTAATACAGACCATCTGTTCATGTTCACTACCCATGACAAACATCCTGAATTTATATCCGCACTGATTAGCCGAAAGTCCAAGACCACGATAATCTACCATAGTTTTTTTCAGTCTCTTAATAAAGAGTTGAATTTCTGGTTTGTCTATTTGAGTGACATCAAATTCGGACAGTCGTTCAAATAATACCTTATTTGAATTATCAAAGTTGGAGAATACAGGCAAAGCTTCAATCTTTTCTTCCTGATTTACAATTTTCGTTGGCGAATTTGTATTAATAACAATTACATCATCATTCATTTATCCAATCCTCTGCGAAATCTTCCGCTTGTTGTTGTTTCATAAAAAATTCAGTTCTAGTAAAGTCTTCATCGACATCATAACATATTACCATGTAAGGTATAGGATTATCCACTTTGTATATTGTAGCCGTTTTACCTATTCCATAAAAAATACTTAGTTCTATCATTTTACTATCCTTGAAAAATTGTTTACCTTTTCAAATCTAATTACATTTCTAAATTTATCTTGTAAGATATCTCCTTTGTGGGAGATAACGAAAAGATTAACATCTTCAAGCATATTTAAAATTTGCATCAAATACTCTGTACCATTAGTATCTAGCGAAGAATCAAATACTTCATCCAATATTAATAAATTAGTATTGGCAGAGTTTTTTAACTTAGCAACCGCACGCCAAGTTAGCATCAGTGCCATATCTATTCTTTGTTTTTCTCCTTCACTGAAAGAAGCATAACTAAATTCATCACGGTGTCTGGACTTAATTGTCTCTTTGAATGATTCATCTAAATTAAAATTAACAAAAAAATCTAAAGAAGCGAGATACTTATTAACCAACTTATTAATAACAGGCAAGTATTGTCTAATGATCTTAGTCTTAATACCTGTGTCTTTCAGCAAGAGAGAAGCAGATTCATAATAAGTTTTTTGTTCAATCAAATTCTTTTTATTATCTTCCAGTGTTTTTAATTCAGCATTTAATTCTTCGAGTTTGATCGTTTCTTTCAACAAGTCTTCTTTGGCATTAGTCAAATACAAATATTCTTTTGTAAGTCTATCAATATTTTTAGTTGCTTCAACAACCGTCATAGTATTCGAAGCAATCTGAACTTGTTTTGTCTGTATTGTATCCGTTATTTTCTTAATTTCATTTAGTTTATTTTGCTGTTCTTCAATCTCACTACTAAGTTTCTCTAATCCATTCTCTGATTTTTTTATCTTATCAGTCAACAATTTAATTTGTTCATCTTTAAATTCTGGTTGTATCATCTGTTGACAGGTAGGACAATCATCTTTTTCGTGATAGAATTTTAAATTCTTTTTAAATGATGATAGATTGGTTTCAATCTGAGTCTCGAATTGAAAAAGTTTTTTATGCTTTTTCTCAAGAGACTCTTTATCCAAAATAAATTTAGACAACGATTCTATTTCTTCATTAATTGCGGAAATAATTTTCTGAGTATTTTCAATATCAATTTTGGCATTTTCTATTTGTAGTTTTTTCTCATTAATAGATTGCTCATTCGTTTCACTAAGCTTATCGATATGATCTTTCTGCAAATCATACTTTGTTTTAGTAAGTTCGATATTGTGTTTATTCGTTTGAATTTCTTCTTTATTGACCGAGATTTTATCTTTAAGAATACTATTCATCGTAGAAAATATTTGTATATCTAAAAGGTCTTCTATGATTGCTCTGCGATCAGCAGCAGACAATTGCATAAACGGAACAAACGAAGCGGAACCTAAGATAACAATTTGCGTAAATGATTTATAATTTAACTTTAGTATTTGTTTTTCTAGAATTTCTTGGTAATCTTTAGATGCCGCTTCTTGATTGACTAATTCACCATCAAGATAAATCTCAAAGATTGCAGGTTTAATACCTCTAACAATTTTATATTCTCTTTTACCTATACTAAATTCACATTCAACAAGACAATCTTTTTGATTGATACTATTAACTAACTGAGGCTTATTGATATTACGAAATGCTTTACCAAATAGAACGAAGCACAAAGCATCAAGCATCGTGGACTTTCCTGCTCCATTTGTTCCAACAACCAGAGTATTACTGTTACCAGAAAGAATTATTTCTGTAGAGTAATTTCCTGTTGACAAAAAGTTTTTAAATTTTATTTTTTTAAAAAATATCATTCAGAGGTTTCAACATTCAAAGATTCAACATATAGTTCACGCAATAGAGTTTTTAGTTTATCTGTCTCAACATTCGTTTGAAGACCATCGATATACTTAGACAAAATAGTCATTGTGTCCTCGGCTTGATTCACCAATTCTTCATCTTCAGTAATTGATATATCCGAAAATTCTTCAACGATAGAAACATCTGCGGCTCCAGATTTAATAAAGTTATCAACTACAGAATCAAAAAGGAATGCATTTGTTTTCTTAATAACAACTATCTTCACATATGTATTCTTAAACTTTTCGTAATCAAATTTTTTATAAAACTCAAAGTCTTGCTGTGTGTCATCATAAGTTATTTTGTTGAACATTGTATATGGATTTTTAATGAATGTCAACTCTCTATTCGAGGTATCGAAAATATGAAATCCTCTTTCGTCTTGGTAGTCTGCCCAGGTCATTTCACCAGGAGTGCCAACATAGGTAATATTACCCTTAGTTGATTTATGATGAAAGTGTCCTGTCAAAACAACATCATATCTTTTCAGTAAATCTTCTTGTATACCCTCATGACATATATTGCCTCGGTCCATCTCGAATCCCGCAATCTCAAAATGACCAAAACAAATTTGAGATTTAGATTCTGAAATCTGCTTCATTATCTCCTCTTCGTTTTCATCACAAATCCAGGGAATAATATCTATAGAATCATCAAAGGTAACCTTACTAAAGTTTCTATAAACAACAACATTATCATACTCTTTGAGTAGTAATTCGGAAGAATTGACTTCAAGAGTGTTCTTGAAAGAAACATCATGATTACCTAAAAGAGTATGTAATTGAATTCCTTCATCTCGGCATCTATCAAAAAAATATTTTCTCGACATGTATAATGAATTGAAGTTAATAAACTTCCTTCTATCGAACATATCTCCCAACTGAAAAATTACTTTGATATTGTTTTCGATCAAATAAGGAAAGAATACTGTCTCATAAAACTTTTTATAGTATTCATGGAAGAGAATCGAATCTCCTCTCATTCCAAAATGCGTATCACCGAGTATGCAGATTTTCATAGTGTTTCGGGTACTTCTTCTTCAAAAAACTTTTCAAGACCTTTTGCTTTAGCTTTCTTTTTAGCTTTTCTTTTTTCTTCGAAGGTTTCAATAAACTCTGTTATGTTATCATATAACACAAACTGTTTCATGTTTCCATCAGAGTCTTCAAACATTTCTCCCTCATCAAGAATACCGAATTGCTCTGTGGCTTTGTATTTTACATACAATTGTTTTTTCTCTTTTTGTATTCTGCGGAGAAAGGCATAATATATGATTTGTGTAAAATAAGCAAATGGATTTGTAGACTTGGTTGGATCAAAGTTTCTAAAATACATGATGCAATTTTCTATACCATCACATATCATTTCCTCTCTGAATGAATAGGAGATGAAATTTGGTTTTCTTGATAGATGTTCCGCTATTTTTAGAAAACATTCACCGATGTAATTGGGTACGATAGGTTCTTCTTTGCCTTCTTGTCTTGCTGCTTCGCAATCTCTCTGGTACTGAATCAATGCCTGTAAGAAATCGGCATTGTTAACGTAGTGTTTTGTTTTTGACATTAATTGTTTCCTATTTTAAAGCTTGACATGAACTGGACATACGCATATAATGCTGGTGTGCCGTTCAATGTAATATATTCCTTTTAGATTCCTTTAGTACCTCTTCAATATCTTCATCTGTTAGTTCTTCATCATCGTCTTCACCCATGGCACTCATTAATGATTCATCTATCATTTCTGAATTCATTTCAACAAGCTCATTACTCTCTTTCACTGAATTAATATAATAATCAATCAAAGATTTTTTAGGTTCAAATATAGTCATGATTTCATTGATGAGGATTCTAGCAGTGTTTTCTTCCACAAGTTCTAGAGGTAGCCAAGGATTCATGATCACTACTGACTTACCCATTCCTATTCTTTTAAAGAAGAGAATCATAGGATTGTTTAGTACGACAATGTTTGTTTTTTCTTCCAAATGATAAGAGGCGATGATGTCTTCTCCATCTTTTAATCTTAGAATTTTTATTGTATCATTCATTTTTAATCTCTATGTTGTAGAACTTGTAACTAAATTTCTCTTCGTCATAAATGGTAACACGTTCTATAAAATGTTTCAATGTAAAGTTGGTAAATTTACCTATTCTAAAATCATCTGATATGTCGAAAAGAGTGGCTATTTCTTTGTTGTCTCCTTTTCTTAAACTGCGACCGATGGATTGAAGATTACGAATTCTAGACTTCGAAGGACTTGCAAAAATTACATTGTGCAGATTTCGAATGTTAACACCTGTAGAGAAGGTGCCATAAGAAGCTACGATGATAGCATCGTTTTCTTTTTCCGTGATGGCTCGAACCTCTTCACGGATATCAACATCAGTACCGCCATAAACGAAGAAAACTTTTCTATCACCTTTTTCAGACTCAATCAAATTGAAAAGTATTTGTCCGTGCTTTTCGACTAACTGAAAAAGTACGAGAGAATTTCCTTTTAGAGAAAGTGCTAGATTTTTTATAAAAACATTTCTATATTCGTTTGATACTATGTAGTCTATTTCTTTTTTGTAGTCCCAGCTTCTAGCTTGTTTACAAATATCTTCTGGATGTTTCAGTATCAAACATTTTATTTTAAATTCTGATAGTTGTTTATTATCTATAAGTTCTTTTGTTGTTGTTACTTTTAGAACTGGACCAAAAAGACCTTCTAGTACCAATTTATGTGTTTGAGTTCCATCTAATGTACCAGTACAACCTATTCTATATTTCGTATTCACTAAGCCAGTCATTATTGTGGCTAATGATTTGGCTTTGAATTGATGAGCTTCATCACCTAAGACAAAATCAAATTGCTCGAAATATTCTTTTTCTCTATTGTAAATAGATTGCCAGGTAGTTATGGTTAAAAATTTATCAGTGTTCTTTTCTTTACCTGAGTATTGACGATGACAGTATTCATCTGAATCATATCCATAAGATTTGAAATCAGAATACATTTGTTCAACCAGAGAGGTTGTCGGAACAATTAATAATCCCTTATTACATTCTCTTTGAATGTGTCTAAGTATCAGATATAATATAAAAGACTTACCTGATGCAGTTGGAGATAGTAGTAATATTCTTTTATTTCTTACTGCATGAACAAAAGATTCTAACTGATAATCTCTTGGTGTTAAATTTAATTGCAGGTCTTTTACAAAATCATTCGCCTCTTTAAGTGAGAAATTTTCTGTGAGCAGAACCTCTGGTTCAAACTCGACGGTATAATTTCTCTCTTTACAGAATTTTTTTAAGTATGGAATTAATCCATAGTAAAGATTATTTGTTCTTTGATCTAGTAATCTTATTTTTCCATCCCATAGTCTATTTTTATAGGCAGGAGTAAACTGATAATTAGGCACATAGAAAGTGAAATAATCACTCATCTCCTGTGAAATACTTCTCTCGCAATGTACCTTTATAAATGCTTCGTTTACTTTAGATATTACTATATCAGACACCCTGTATGAACCTTTCCCATTCTATAAATGATCTCAATTGAAATGTCCTACTATGTAGTTCTTTCAAAATGGCCTCACAACAACTTACAATTTCATCGTGCAACATCTTTGATGCAACCAAACGATTCAAATCTTCATCTGAATCCATGTATGTTGCGATATCGGACTTCAATACGAATTGGAATGGTTCCCATCCATACTTTTTCAAATCATCATCACCCATCTTACCAGTATAATATTCCCATTTAATTCTTTTCATCCTGGAATATTTAAACTCTGCTTCTTTAGAAAGAAGTTTGTGTCGTGATAGTATGTTTAGATATTTGCTGTGAAGTTTAGGGATATCGATCAGGGCTTTACCAGGTTCAGTTCTATCGATTTGGGAATCTTTTTCCCACTCACTCATTAAATCATCAAGTTTTGACATTATAATACCTCCTTTCGGAAGTATAACTCAATTAGAAAAGTTTTTCAATATTATAATAGGTAAATCTGAAAGATGCATCAGCAGTCATGATTGTATCTGGTGTATCTTGAGTTGAAAGTATGAATGAGGAAAGTGAAGAAGGAAAAACATCTATAAATTTGAATCTATAGTAAGGTGTAAATGAAGAAGAATATACGGTTAAAGTAGCATCAGAAAATTGAGGATTAGGTTTGTTGCTGAACTTATTTAATTTAGGTAACTGAGCATACTCTTCGAAATTTTCAGGGAAAGTCATCGCTCGGATCCAATCATGAATTTCCATCCATGATCTAAGTTCTTCATCTAAAACAAAGGTAACATTCAATATATCATATATTGCTTTTTCTCCTGGCGAATACTTTTCGACGAAAGGAGTAGGCACAGGTATCTCACCCATCGAAACACCAGGTACAGATAGTGATTGACAGAAGAATTGTAGATTTGGAATCCTAGTAAATGACAAATGAAATTTATTAGGATGTAAAAAGTTCTGATTACCTGGTGTATTTGATAAAGCAACTGTAGCCATTAGAGTGTCTTTTTAATATACAAGCCCATATCAATCAAAGTTTCTTTTTCTATCATATCTATAATTTTGCTTGTTAGAGTTATTTCTTGTTGAATAAAAGCCATCTTAATCTTGAGGTCTTCCATTTGATTATGATAGAACTCAAGTTCTTTTTGCTTGCGAGCCTTTATATCTAAAAGGTCGCTTATTAAAACGATCTCACTCATAACCTTATTTATATAAAAAAAGGGGACCTTTCGGTCCCCTTTAAAAGAGAGATTGACTCTCTAAACTACTATTTTGTTTTACATTATATTAGCGATCTTGAATGCGCGATAGTAGTTGTTGCTAGTAACAGTAAGAGCACCATTACCCTGTGCAGTGCCTTCAGCAAATGGGTTAGCAACAAGACCATAACGTGTCTTGAAACCAATCTTTGGCTGGAAGGTATTTGTATCAACTGCACGAACCATCTGTAGAGGAACATATGGGCAGTAGAAAAGACCAGCATCATAAGCATTCGAACCTTTGAAACCAACAACTGCAAACTCAGAAGTAGCACCAGTTGGGAAATATGGATCGATGTAAACTTTGATACGACCGAAGATAGTACCAGCAAAAGTGTTGCCAGTATCATCAACTGTCAAGTTAACTTGACCAGCAAGAGCAGAATTATAGTCAAGAAGACCTGCCATTGCAAGAGCAGATGCAACGTCTGATGAACAGATCATTACATTACCTTTACCACGACGGGTTAACTTGGCGATTTGGTTAGCTTCACGCTCGATCTGGAAAGCAAGACCTTTAACTTTTTCAACCATCCAACGACCATTTGAATCGGTATCAAGGTCGAATGTACCAACAGTTGTAGTACCTGTCTTACAACCAACTTTAGCTACAGTGTAGATTGTACGAAGAACTTCACGGTTGATTTCAGCAAGAATCTCTGAAGAAAGAATATTGCTCAATTCGGTTTCTGCATCAAGACCATGAACTGCTTTAAGGTCTTGTGCGAGTTCCATTGAGTATTCTGCCTTAAGAGCACGAGTCTTAGCAGTAACGGTAACTTTCTCGATTGAGAAGCCCATCTCGTTAGGTGTAAGACCTTCGGCAGTAGC